AAAAGTTAAAACCACTGTAAAAAAAGGTACTGAAAAAGTTAAAACCACTAGTAAAAAAATTGCAACTGGAGTAGTAAAGGGTGCAAAGTCACCGGTAGGTAAACTTGGATTACCAGTGGCTGCGTTGACCACTGCGTATTATGTAGCAGATCAGTTTAGATCAGATAAAAGAAGTAAAACTAGAGGTGAAAGAGCAGGCAAAAAAGGTCCACAATTTAAATCACCTAAACCCGAAACCAGCATTGTTAAAAAAACAAAAGGACCTAAAGTGTCAGACATTATGGGTGGAGCTCAAGGGCCAAAAGGACCGTTAGGCGGTGCAATAGATAAAGTAAAATCCCAGCCAAAAGTTAAGAAAAAAGAAATAGACTTAAGAAAAACAAATCTTGCCGGTGTTCGTATGGGGCAAAGAAGAGATGGTGGACTAACAAAAATTAATCCAGAAAAACAACCTGGTCTAGCTGCTTTGAAAAAGGAAAGACCAGACGTAGTTGCTAAAATGGGTTATGCCAAAAATGGCACCATGGTACAAGCGAGAGGTTGTGGTAAGGCTAGAAAGAAACCAACTAGAATTACTTAGGAGAAAAGTTATGGATGAAACTAGAAGAACATTTTTTGACAAAAGTAAATACGGCCCTACAGGAAAACCACGATTTAAATTCCCAGAACCAACTCTTAATCGAAAAGAAGTCATGGAAGAAAGAAAGAAACTTGAGGATAAAAGAAAACTTAAACAACAAGAACGTGAGAAGGAAGAGTTTATTGAAGATAGAATGAAAAGTAGAACTTTGAAAAAACCAAAAGAACAAAGCTTTCAAGATGGTGGTTTAGCAGTTAGGGGCACGGGGGCACAAGTTAAAAAAACTACATTTAAAGGTGTATTTTAGGAGACTAAATGGCTACTTCAGGCACAACAGCATTTGATTTAGATATTGATGATATCATTCAAGAGGCATACGAAAGATGTGCCATACGCACTAATAGTGGTAACGATCTTCGTTCTGCTCGAAGAAGTTTAAATATTTTGTTTTCAGAGTGGGGAAATCGTGGTATTCATTTGTGGAAAGTGGCTTTGAACACACAAGCTTTAACTTCTGGTACAGCAACTTATTCTGCACCGTCAGCGACAAATGATGTATTAGAGGCTTACATAAGCACATCAAGTGGGACAACGAGCTCAACTACAGACATATCACTTACCAAAATTTCAAGAAGTGATTATGCCAGTAAACCAAACAAGGGAGCGACTGGACAACCCTCAGAATATTATGTCGATAGACAAACCACACCAACTATAACTTTGTATCAAACACCTGATGCAAGCACATACACACATTTAAAATTTTATTGTGTTAAACGAATTGAAGATGTTGGAGCTTACACTAATCAAGCTGATGTAGCATTTCGTTTCATACCATGCATGGTAGCGGGACTTGCTTACTATTTAGCTATGAAAGTAAACCCACAGTTGGTTCAACAGAATAAACTTATTTATGAAGATGAGTTAAAAAGAGCTTTGGAAGAGGATGGGCAACGCACATCTGTTTATATCACTCCGCAAAATTACTATCCACAGGGGAACTAAATGCCGTACGCTAGAGGAAAATATGCAAAAGCGATATCTGATAGATCAGGTATGGAGTTTCCGTACAGAGAAATGGTGAAAGAATGGAATGGCTCATTCGTGCATAAATCAGAGTTTGAGTCTAAACATCCACAAATTCGTAGACGTCATCATTCTGCTGATGCAGAGGCCCTACAAAATCCAAGACCTTTAAAAAGTGCACCAACAGATGTTGATTTAAACCCAGCCTTATTTGCAAGTTTTGATACGGATTCACAAAGTGTACCAGATAGCGCAGATGAACAAAACAAACGTCGTCAGATGAATATGCAAGTAGGCGAGGTAACGGTGAGTGTATCATGAGTATCACACACGCTAATTTTTTAACGCAAGTTAGAAACTACACTGAGGTAGATTCTAATGTTTTATCAGACACATTGATTGATCAATTTATTCGTAACATTGAATTAGACATAGCTGGTAAGGTCGATTATGACGATTTAAGAGCTTATAAAACATCTACGACTGTTGCCTCTCAAAGATTTGTAAGTATGCCAGAAGACATGATTTATTTAAGATCTGTGCAAGTAACAAGTAGTAGTAGTAGAATATTTCTTGAAAAAAGAGACACTAGCTTTATATCTGAGTTCAATCCAGGCGATGCAACAGGGACACCTAAGTATTACGCTAATTGGGACGATTCAACAATAATAATAGCACCGATACCATCTGGTGCTTTAAGCATACAAATAAATTATATTATTGATCCACCACACTTTAACAGTTCAACAGCGACTTATTTATCCAATAATCAAGAAAGTTTACTATTGCATGGTGTGCTAACAGAGTGTTTTAGCTTCCTTAAGGGTCCAGAAGATATGTACAATTTATACAAACAAAAGTACAATGAGGAGATACAACAGTTTGCGATGCAACAAATGGGTCAGCGTAAACGTGGACAGTATGAGGATGGAGTGCCTAGAATAACAGTTCCATCTCCATCACCAAATGCTAAAGGAGTAGGATAATGGCAATTACAACAAACGCTATCTGTAATTCGTTTAAAAAAGAATTATTGGAGGCAACACATAATTTTAAATCTAGTGGTGGTAATTCTTTTAAATTAGCACTTTATACAAGTAGTGCTACTTTAGGAAAATCAACCACATCGTTCACAACTGATAATCAAGTATCAGCCACAGGCCAATATGCCTCTGGAGGAAGTGCTTTAACAAATGCAGGTACGTCATTGTCATCTGACACAGCATTGGTTGATTTTGCAGATCTTTCATTTACTGGTGTGACATTAACAGCTAGGGGTGCTTTAATATACAATGACACCGCTTCTGGAGATCCAGCAGTGTGTGTTTTAAATTTTGGTTCAGATAAAACAGCTACATCTGGAACTTTTACTATTCAATTCCCTGCTTTTACTTCGTCAGCTGCTGTCATACGAATAGCATAGAGGTGAAACATGGCGTTAGTAATCAATGACCGTGTAAAAGAAACAACCACGACCACAGGCACAGGCACTGTAACATTAGGTGGTGCCGTATCAGGTTTTGAAACATTTGCTGCTGGTATCGGCAACAGCAACACAACTTATTACTGTATTGTATTAAATGCTGAGTTTGAAGTTGGTTTAGGTACTTTATCTTCAGATAGTTCAACACTCGCTAGAACAACCGTTATATCAAGTTCAAACAGTGACAGTGCAGTAGATTTTTCAGCAGGCACTAAGTTTGTTTTTTGTTGTTTACCTGCAAGTAAAGCAACTGTTTTAGATGCCAATAACAATTTAACTTTACCAGCTAAACTAATTATGCCAGATGTAACATCTGGAAAAATATTAGTTGCAGATGGGACTAGTTATGAAGAGGTCGCATTAAGTGGTGACGCAACAATAGCCTCAGGTGGGGCCCTCACCATCGCTAATGACGCCGTAGAACAAGCCATGATAGCCGATGATGCTGTAGGTGCAGACCAGTTAGCTGCAAGTGCTGTGGTAACAGCCTCAATTGTTGATGACAATGTAACTCAAGCAAAAATTGCTGATGATGCGGTAGGTGCTGATCAATTGGCCGCTAACGCTGTGGTCAATGCAAGTGTGGCTTCAGGTGCGGCAATCGCAGATACTAAATTAGCCACTATATCAACAGCCAATAAAGTAGATATAGGAGCACTAGATATAGATGGTGCATCAGACATTGGTGCTGCTTTAGCAGATGCTGATTTAATTATTGTTGATGATGGTGCTAATGGCACAGAAAAGAAATGTGAAGTATCAAGAATAAAAACTTACATTGCGGATGTGACTTTGACAACAGCCGCACAAACTAATATTACATCACTTGGCACACTAACAACATTGACTGTTGATAATATAATTATTAACGGAACCAACATTGGGCACACCAGTGACACAGATGCAATAGCTATATCATCTGGTGGTATTGTGACTTTTTCACAACGAAGTCATCATAACAACGGTTTAACAGTCGGAGACGGTGGCAACATAGGCTCTGAATCTGACTCCGATGCTATAACTATTGGTTCTGACGGAGATGTGACCTTAACTCAAGATTTAGAATTGCAACACGATGGTGCGATCTTATCATTTGGTGCAAATGATGAAATAGCTCTAACACATGTGCATGACACTGGTTTATTGTTAACAGATTCTGGTGGCACACCCACTTTACAGTTTCATGATGCAAACGAATCTTTTGCTTCTGATGGCAGTAAAATAATTATGACTTCTGGCGGCACTGCATTTAATATGCCGACATCCGATGGTAGTGATGGACATTTTTTAAAAACAGATGGCAGTGGAACGTTATCTTTTGCAGCAGCTAGTGTTAGTTCACTTGCTTGTGACAATTTAACTGAAGGTGATGCGGCAGTAACTATTTCAACCTCTTCTGGAAACATTACGATTGACGCTACGGCAAATGATTCAGATATAATATTTAAAGGCACCGATGGTGGCTCAGATACCACATTTTTAACAATAGATGGCTCTGCTGCTGGTGCAGCAACCTTTAATGATAAGATTATTGCAACAGAATTAGATATTTCTGGTGATATAGATGTTGATGGTACTGCTAATTTAGATGTGGTTGACATTGATGGTGCGGTTGATATGGCATCAACTTTAGGAGTTTCTGGAGTTGTAACTGCTAACGCTGGTGTGGTCATAGACAACATCACAATAGATGGCACAGAAATAGATCTATCAAGCGGTGACTTAACTTTAGATGTGGCTGGTGACATTGTGTTAGATGCTGGAGGAGATGAAGTTATTTTTAAAGATGGAAGCACTAATGTAGGACACATAAGTTTAGATAGTGATAATCTAACAATAAAATCGTTAGTAAGTGATAAAGACATGATATTTCAAGGTAACGATGGTGGCAGTGGAATAACTGCACTTACATTAGACATGTCGGCTGCTGGAGCAGCAACATTCAATAATGATGTAACTGCTTTTTCCGATAACAGATTTAAAGAGGACATAGAGACTATACCAGATGGTTTAAGCAAAGTGTGTAAACTAAGGGGTGTAACATACAATAGAATAGATATAGAAAATTATGGTGATAGGCACATGGGTGTTATTGCACAAGAAGTAGAAAAAGTTGTACCAGAAGTTGTTAAAACAGATAAATCAAAAGAAAAAATTAAATCAGTTGCGTATGGCAACATGGTGGGCCTTCTTATTGAAGCTATCAAAGATTTGAAAAATGAAGTTGATGAATTAAAGAATAGGAGCTAATTATGAGCTTTGGCACAGTAGCATTTGCAGAACAGTCATTTGCAACTATGCAAGAGCAAGTATTAGCGGTTGCTGTAACTGGTTCAGCTTTATCTATGAACGCAGGTTCATCCTCATCTACAGCAGACGCAAACTTAACTGCTACTGGAATTTCAAGCACTTCTTCAATAGGATCAGTTTCCATTGTTATTGATGTTTCTGTGTCACCAACAGGTATTAGCTTAACTGTAAGTCAAGGTGTTGGAGGCACTGTAGCTTGGGAGACAGTAAGCACAGGTACAGCACAAACATGGACTGATGTAAGCACAGGTACAACACAAACATGGACTGATGTAGACAAGGTTGAAAAGGTCGCATAGGGGTCTTATAATGAATTTAAACGAACAAAGTAGGTAATCATGGCATCATCATACTCAAGTGACTTAAAAATCGAATTAATGGCTACTGGAGAGAATCCAGGAACATGGGGCGATAAAACAAATAATAACTTTAATGTCATACAACAAGCAATAGCCGGTTACGAAGAAATAGCTGTTGCATCTTCGGATGTTACTTTAGCAATGAGTAATGCAGCGGTATCAAATGCTCGTAACATGACACTTAAATTTACAGGCACCTTAGCTGCAAACAGAACAGTAAATATGCCTGCCTCAATTGAAAAAATGTTTAAT